GAGCGGGGCCTGTGGAGCCGGTCGCGCCCGTGGCTCCTGTGGCGCCGGTCGGGCCGGGGGCCCCTTGTGGCCCCTCGGGTCCCGGTGGGCCTGCTGGCCCAGGCTCTCCCTGTTCACCCTGCGGGCCTGGGGGGCCTTCCGTGCCACCGCCGCCAGCACGCACCTGATCCTGCAGCGCCACAAACCACCTGGCCCATGGGCGCGGTGTCAGCCCTGAGGGCAGGTCCACAATGGGGTTGCCAATCGGCGCTGGCGTTAAGGGCTCAGACATCAGCTCACCTCTACCCAGGCATCGGTCCACCGTATCGGCACCGGGTCTGAGCATCGCAGTTCGTAGCTCCGCTGCCGGCTTTGCCCCAGCATCCGCCACTCGACCACGCGCCCTGTGTGACCGATTGGCCCCGCGCTGCGCCAGATCTCACTCGACCACGAGGACCCGTCATCATCCGACCACCGCAAGCGCATCTGCGGGTCACTGCCAGGGATCACCCCACCGTCGAGACCCGCGCCCGCATCGCAGCGCAGCCGAAACAGGCTATGGCGTATCCGCTGCTGCATGGCTTCCACGCTCGGCATGCGCCGCACCCGTACCAGCGCGCGCTCGTCATCGAAGTAGTGATCGAGCCGCATGTCATAAATACGCCCGTCCTCGAAGTCCCCGACGAGATGGCGCTGAAACCCAAACGTGTTCACCTCGCCGCGCCAGCGCTCAAAGCTCCCGTCCTCCGCCAGCCAGGCGCGGTCATGCCAGGAGCCCGTCTCTCCGTCATAGCACACGCTGGTCTGCTGCGTCGGCGCGTTCAGCAGGTAGAAGGGATGCGCGTCTTGCGTGTACGTCATGGCCGTGGCATGCGGCAGATTCGGCCACTGCGTGAAGGCGGATTCCAGGGCATCGGTCGAGACCTTCTCGGGCTTATAGCCGTTGGCCACCATCACGGCAAAGCCGCCCGAAGGATCACTGGCCAGCCAGCCCACCGTGTCCTTGAACATGCGGATCGAGTGGCCACTGTAGCAGCCGATGTCGATGACCGCCCCAGGCAGACGCTGGAAGGGACTGAGGTAATTCCCCGTGGGAACCCACCATTCGACAGAGGTGGAACCGAACAGGATGAGTTCCCCGTGCGACACCTTGAGGCCCACGAGCGGATCAGGCCGGGCTTCAGCGCTGGCGAAGTCGAGCGCATCCAGGTTGCCAGGGGCGAGAATTTGCGACCACTTAAAGCGCCCGGTACCAAGTTCATTAAACACCATCACGCCGTTCACGTAGGCCACGTGACTGGCGGGTGTCAACTCGGGGTCCGTGATGACCGCGAACGTCGATCCCGCGCCTAAGTCCAGCAGATAGCCCTTCTGGCCGTCGACCGCCACGACGTGCTGGCCATCATCGGCAAAGTTGACGATGCCGGCCGTGGTGATGAGGTTGCCACGTGGGAGAGATGTCTGATTGGGGAACAACTCGTAGAACGTTCTGCCTGCCGCCGCGAACACGCGGGAACCTGACGCGGTATACAGCCCGCGTACCGGACGATCGGTGAGGGTGGTCCACAGACGCAGGCCGGGCGTGCCGATCAAGCTGCCGCGCTTCTTATCGGCGGAGGGCTCGATATATAAATTGGTCGTGGCCGACAAGTCCAGCGAACGTGCACGGGACGTATACGAGCCGCCGACGAGTTGGACAGGGGTGAGGGGCATCGCTACTGCCTCGTTTTCCAGGGCTCCGTCCCTGCGCAGCCTGTACAGGCACAGGCCAACAGCGGCGCCTGCCGCGGCGAATCATGGACAAACGCCAGCACCCCACGCGCCATAAGTTCCTCCGCTGTCGCCTCAGCCTCATGCGTCAGCACCGCCAGGAAGCGCCGCCCCTGAAAGCTATCACGTATCCACGCGAGCATCCCATGGCAGTCAGCGCAGTACCACACCCAGGCATGCCGCACGTCTGCCATCAGCGGGTGCCCTCTAAAAAGCCACGAGGATAGCCGAGCGGCGACCCGCCCACGGGCCGTCCTGGCCAGAGCGCTATTTTCCCAACCTCAGCATTGATCGGATAGAGCGCCCGCTTGCTCTCCTCGGCGGTGCGCAGGATCAGTGGCGAGGGCTCAACCATATACTGCGGTGCCAACTCCAGGGCCAGGTTGTAGAGGAACGCGCGGTAATAGCCGTTCGGCCAGGATCGCACGTCATCCCACGCCGTATACGGTCCGTGCTCCGTCCACGGGAGCAATGCCATCTGGTACCCCCGCGTCGGCACGGGATAGACGTAGAGCCGCGCCACGGGCTGCGAGGCTTCCAGGTAGACATGGGAGGGATAGTCGCTCGTCAGCCCCTTCTGCCAGATCTGCTCAGCATACTCCGTCTGCGTGAGTATCGTGAGCGGCCATTGGAGCCCTGGGGCCGTGTCCTCCACACTGAGCAGGCAGACCTCCAGGCGCACCGGGGGCACCTGCGGGATGTCGGCGGCGGGCACCTCGACGCCCCACGTATAGACCCCCTGGCCTGGCACCAGCGTGAGGGTGACAAGCGGACGCGTGTACGTCAGGAGCTTCTCGACCGCCCAGGCGTCAATCAGCCCGTTGAGCGCATCGAGGGCACTCATGGCCATATCGGCGCTGATGGGCTGCTCGTGGGCGGCCACCCCAAGCAACCTGAGCGCCGTGGTGCCTATCGTCCTGGCACTGATCGCTGGCATACGCTAACTCTCCTGGCGATACGGTGCCGGGGTACAGGTGGCTTGCTGTGCCCGCATCAGCGCGGTTTGGCGCTCGATCTCCGCCATCTGCTGGCGCAACACGTCAGGCATCTCTGGATTTTGGGCGTATCTGTCCCACAACGCCTCGTCCCAGGGCGCCTGCGGGCCGTGACGGACAGCATCGACAGGAGCCATCTGCGACGCCAGCTTACTCAGATAGCCCTGGAGCCCGTACAGCTCAGCCACGGATGCCCGTCCCATGATGTACGTCAGCGTTGCCGTGATGCTCCGTTGCAGATCAGCAATCGTGTCGATATTCGGATCGTTCTGGTCACGCATGCGTTCGTGCATCGCGTCCTCCTACCGCACGGTACTCAGCGTGCCCGTCACCTTCGCCCCGGTCGGCGTCGGCTGCACTGGCACGGACAGCCCCAGCACCCCGCCCTGGTCCAGCGGCGGCACACTCCCCGCCAGCACCTGCGGTTGCCCAGCGGTGACAGCATGCGTCTCCCCCACCTGGAGCACCGCGTCTCCCGGATCGCCCTGGACGGTGCCCGGCTTGCACAGCATGATGGCCACCTCGAAGGGACTCGGGACGCCCGTGACGGTGAGGCTGCACTGGCTGGCGATCAGTTGCGTGCCGGGGGTGATCTCCAGCAGGGGAATGAACAGCGGCGCCAGGGTGTCAGCGCCCATGGTGATGTCGACAGCGGTCGTTTCGTGAATCGAGGCCATACAGATGCTCCTTTAGCGGTGCGACCGCCGGGCATGGGGTTCATCGTCCTCGGGTGCCGGGGCAGGCGCAGCCGGGGCCTTCGTGGCGGCTTCTTGCGCTGCCTGGGGCGTCGGGAACCACTGCCCTTCTGCGGCGTCGAGGTCCGCCTGACTCTCGAAGCAGCGGCCGCCGTAGTCAGGCTCGGTCGGGCCGCCAGCGGGAAAGTACCATTTCGGGAACGTCGCGGGATCAGCCATGACAGGCTCCTCTATGGTTTGGATAAGCGTGGTCGGGGCAGTGACATAGCCGACGCTGGTGAGTATTTGGTTCGCCATCTACGCACCTTTTAGGTACAATTAAGTGCGTCAGGTGGGCCTTGCTAGCCCCTTGCCGTAGGTGCCTATACACCTACGGGCCTGACACTCACCCTTATGCCGTATAGGAGGCATCATGGACCTGTTACCCTGCTCGAAGTGTGGGCGTATGCTGCCCACGTCCAACTTTACTCCACGTCCAGACCGCAAGCGCGGCTATCATTCCCGCTGTCTCGCCTGTTGCGAGGCTGCCAGTAAGGCGCGGCGTATAGCCAATCCTGAGCACTACCTTGCGTACTCACGCACGTACAATGCCAGCAACGCCGAACATATCACGGTTCTGCGCCATCAGCGGAAACCGCTACAGCGTCCCCCGCGTTTCGATGATTCCGGCAATGTGTGGTGTGCGCAATGCCTGCAATACCTCCCGCGTATCCTCTTTGGTGCCAGCAAGAACAAGTACGGCCTGAATGCCAGGTGCAATCCTTGCCTTGCCGTCTATGCCAGCGAGAACCGTGCGGCCAACCCTGGACGACACGCGAAGAATATCAGTGCACATCAGGAGCGTATCAAAGCCATACCTCTTGACGCACGGGCTATCCCTCGCTTAAAACGCTGTATACGCTGTCAGCTCGTGAAACGCATTGCCGACTTTGGCGCACTCCTCCGTAACCCTGATGGCCACAGGGCAGACTGTCTAGAGTGTTATAACCTTCACCACCGCACAACCAAGCCAAGGCCACGGGCCTATTGGATCGCTGGGACTGACGGGCTCGGACCTGCTGTCTTGTGTGGCACGTGTACCCGTGTGCTGCCTCTCTATGAGTGCCGTAGTGATCCGCGTGGGTATAAACGCGTGATGCTCCGTTGCATTCCGTGTTCCACCCAATACCGCAATAATTGGCGTCAAGACCACATCATGCAAGATCGTCTTAGCCAGCATCGAAGCCGCGTGAAAAACCGTCCCCATCGCTACGGGAGCATCATTGAGGTTGTCACAGATGCCGACATGGATGCTATCTGGGCACGGTTCCACTATGCCTGCGCCTATTGTGAAAACGCTGATGTCCCGCTGACAATCGACCACGTTGTTCCAGTCACCAAGGGCGGTGCACATAGTAAAGACAACCTAGTTCCTGCATGTCTCTCCTGTAATAGCCGTAAACGCACGCTTTCCGTCGAGGAGTTTCTTGCGCGCAATCCGTACAGGAAAGACCCTCGCCTTAAACAGCTGAAATAACCCTACAAGCAAATTGAGGTCTACTTACAACTATTCCAAATGCTTCGTCGCAGCGACTAGCATGGGTGTCGGTGCTTATGTCCGATGCTTTCCAGGTACGCAAGGCGACACCCGTCTCTGGCGACACCGCATAGGCACTCTGCCCGCTAAAAGGTTCCTGCAAGCGGCACATGGCCATCGCCCACGCTTCTTTTTGGTGCACGATATTCTGATAGTAGGACGTATTGGCCGTCATCAGAAACGTGAGTGGTGCAGCAGCCGTAGGCAGGACACTGACCGTCTGTCGCGGGTTGGCGGGTGACGATGGCCCGATAATGGGTGGATAGATCGGGATAGTCGCGGTGCCATCAGCCGCGCTCGACACGTCGGCTGTCGCCGTGAACTGGCGCAGCTTGCCCGTGGTCGCCAGAGACACCGGATTGACGCCGTTGACGTTGGCAATCGTGAAAATATCACCCTTCTTGACGCGAGAAGCCGCTGCGGCTGTGAAACCTGACACGGTGATACTGTTGCCGGACAGGATGGTGGTCTGGTACAGCGGGGCACCACCAAGCGGCCCGGAGGTATGAATCGAGACGTTTTGATCATAGAACCAGTCGAGACCACCGCTCGTACCCATCACCCCGCGTTCATACTGGCGTTTAATCTGCTCGCTCGACTGAAACAGCCCCTTCAGCTCATTCACCACGTCCACTTGTTCCCATTGGTTTAACACGGCCCTCCATGTCCCATCGTTCGGCGTCCCGCTATCCGCCAACTTCGCGCCCGCCTGAAGATAGCTCTTCCATTTATCCGTGGTACCAGACAGGACAGCGTTCGGCACCTGGTAGTAGAGGGAGAGGGCATAGGCATCCACCTTGTTCGCCAGCACAATGCCCGAGGGCCGGCCAATCCGTTCCCGCCACATATCCAGGGAGAGCGTCATTTCGAAGCTCGTGAAGGACAGATCGACGTGTTCTTGTTGATCAATCGTGAGCGGCACCGAGGTTTCGATGTAGTCCTGAATGGTCCCCATGGCCGCACCAGACGTGGTACGAAGCTGGGCAGGCAATCTTATATTAAGGGTGGGGCCTATCTTCGATCCAGGGGTCGCAAAATCCGAGCTGTACTCACGCACGATGCCCTTGGTAAAGACCAGGTTATTTTCCATGCATGTGAGTGTCTCTTTTGTCACCATCCCGATCGTAAGAAGCGTATTAGTTGGCATAATTCTCTCTCCACTATAATACTATGCGTGCTCAGTTGTCGCACGGTGGAGAGAACCTGTGCGGGTCATGGAAGGCTGTGGAGAGGACAGCGCGGCGTGGTGTCTAGCGTTCCTTCCAGGCGGGCAGCGTCGAGGTACGCTTCCGCCAGAGTTTATATTGGTCCATTGTCATATTTTCATCGTATCCGCCCGTCGGTGCCCCGCCCCCCGCGCCGGAGAGTGGCGTTTCAGGGGCGTGCAGCGTCGGGACTGGCGCTGGCGTGGGCGGCGTCGTGCCATTCGCAGATCCCACCGCTGGGGTAGGAGTGGTCGCCTGGGGCGCAGCCGGTGAGAGCCGGCCCAGCTCGACCAGCACCAGCCCCTCTT